GCAAAGAATGTAAAGAAAAAAATAACAGAATGAAAATAGATTTCAAACACTTATTCTCAATGCTTATACTTTGGTTAATTTCAATTTATTTAGTATTTTATTTTACATCGTGTTCGGCAAAATGGCACATAAACAGAGCATACAAAAAAGGTGCAAAGTTAGAGCAAACAAGCGACACAATCCGCATTACTTCAATTGATTCATTTAAGGTCGTTTTAAACGATACTTTTTACTTTGAGAAGTATTTAACCACTAAAGACACTATCATTCAATACAAGCGTTTATATGTACCTAAAACACGCTTTGAAACACGAATTGAATATAAACTTAAGCGAGATACGTTAAGACTTGAAAAGGTTAAAATACGCAAAGAATATAGAACTAAAACAAAGCCTTTTCCTTATACACTTTTATTAATTGTAATCGGTTTAATTTGCATTACGATAATTTCGTTTATCTTTAAGCCAAAAATACTATGAAAACTTTAAGTAAACACGTAACAATGGAAAAATTTTGCTATTCTCCAACTGCAATTAAAAAAGGAATTAATAATTCAATGGGTTTAATAGCAATTGACAAAGCTATGCAACTATGCGAGAATGTATTTGAGCCACTTAGAAAGCATTTAAACGCACCAATTAAAATAAGTAGTGGATTTAGATGCGAGCAACTTAACAAATTAATAGGCGGTGCGTCTGGTAGCCAACACACAAAAGGCGAAGCATTCGATTTGGAATTAACAGATAGAAAGTTATTCGACTGGATAATTAAGAACGTAGAATTTGACCAAGCAATCTATGAGTTTGGAAACGATGCACACGCTAATTGGTTTCACATATCGTATCGTAAAGGTAACAACAGAAAACAAGCGTTAAGAGCAATTAAAATTGGTGGAAAAACGCAATACATTCCTTACAAGCCACTTTGATAGTGGTTTTTTTATTTACTTAAATTTAATTTATGAGAAAGAGATTGTTTTTTGACATCGAAACATCATTTAATATTGGTATATTTTGGCGAAGTGGTTACAACTTAAACATACAACCAGACGACATCATTAAAGAACGTGCAATAATTTGTGTAAGTTGGAAATGGGAAGGTAAAGACGAAGTTCACAACTTAACTTGGGATGAAAACCAATGCGATAAGAAACTTTTAAAAGCGTTTATAAAAGAACTAAACAAAGCGGATGAAATAGTTGCTCACAATGGCGATAGATTCGATATTAAATGGTTGCGTACACGTTGCTTGTTTCATCAATTAGATATGTTTCCACAATACCAAACTATTGACACGCTTAAACACGCTAAAAGCCAGTTTAATTTTAATTCAAATAAGTTAGATTACATTGCTAAATTTCTTGGAGTTGGTGCAAAGTTGAAACACGAGGGAATGGATATGTGGAAAGCAATCATTTTCAACAAAGATGCTGAAGCACTTAAACGAATGGTTGAGTATTGCGATATGGATGTTGTAGTCTTGGAGAAAGTTTACGAAAGATTAGCACCGTACACCAAACACAAAGTTAATTATGCAGTTTTAAGAGGTGGCGAAAAGTTCGAATGTCCGAATTGTGGCAAGTTACCACACTATAAATATATGTACACAACCGCAGCAGGAACTATTCAACACCATATGCAATGTTCAGACCGAAAAGAATGTAATCGAAAATTTAAGTTTAACAACAAAACTTATATGGATTTTATTCAATTTAAGATGCGTAACAATTTAAAATAGTTATATTTGCACGAAATCTGCTTTTCTGTTTGCTGATTTTCATAGTTTTTTAGTTTAATTGTTAGAAGTGGGGAGAAATCTCCACTTTTTTTATGCTCTGAAACCTGCATAAACATTGGAAAACTAAAAATAATTTAAAAATAATTGTTAAAAAGTATTGTAGTTATAAACAAAGTACTTATATTTGTCAAACAAAACAATTAAAAAATAGAAATTATGGAAGTAGGTCAAAAATTAAATTACTTTGGTTCGGTATGTACAGTAGTACAATTTGATAAAACACACGTTGTTATTCAATTTGAAAATGGAACTAAAATTTGCACAAACAGAAATACATTTGAAAAATAAAAAACTATGAAAACATTACACAACACTTTTAATCCTAACTATGTACCAACTACAATTGAAAATGAGTATGTACCAAAAGTAAATCACATTAACGATGCTATTAGAAAGCAATTTTTTACCACGTTTGATGTGCAAAGATTAAACAGAATTAGAGAAATTAAGTTAAACAATTTAAATGAGAAACCATGAACTACGATTTACACGAAAAAGCAAATGATTTAGCTAATTTACATTTTGATATGCAAAGAAGAATTGAAAATCTTAAACTTATTACAAATTCTTTAGATTTATTAGAAGATTTAAAAGCAAAGCACTTAAACAGAATAGACACTTGCAAACGTGGACTTGAAAGAATTGAACAAGCGTATATCAAAGTATTAACAGAAATTTTAGCAGTATGATTGAAGTAGAATGTAAACAATGCGATGGAAAAGGCAGAATAGAAGTATCTGCTGATTGTTGGCAACCAGCTTGGAATTGTTGCGGTGGATGTACAGAAATTGTTGAATGTCCAGAATGTGAAGGAAGCGGAGAAATAGAAATTGAAGAAGATGAATTATGAAAAAATTACTAAAAGAATTAATACAAGATTTAATGAAAGAAATTTTTATATTAAATACTGAAATAATTAAATTACAGGAAAAAAATAAGGAATTAGAAAAAACTAATTTTGATTTACAAAGAGAAATGAATTTTCAAAAAAACACAATTACTGAATTTTAAAAACAAACAAAATGGAAATAGATAGAATAGTATTAAACGTAATTAAGAAGTTTGAGCAACGTGCAGACGATGGTTTAAAGAAGTACGGAGTAACACTTGAAAGAACAGATTTAAGCACACTTGAATGGATTGAACACGCACAAGATGAGTTGATGGATGGCATACTTTATTTGGAACGCTTAAAACAAGATTTAAAATGAAACAAACAGCAGTAGAATGGTTTGCAGAAAGAATACAAAGTGATAAAATATTTAACTTTGAAAATGTATTAAAACAAGCCATAGAAATGGAAAAGCAACAAATTAAAGATGCTTATCAAACAAGCCATATATCAATGATGACGGCAGAACAATATTACAATGAAACATATAATCAATAAAATGAAAATAGAAAACGTAAAAGAAGTAATTGAAAGATACCAATTAGCAACACCAAACAGAGCAAGAGTATTAGTATATATTCGTTCAATAATGTACACACAACTTCGTAATGACAAATGGACTTTAGCACAAATAGGTAAATTATTTAACAAGAACCACGCAACTATATTACACGGTTTAAGATGTTACACTTTGAATATTAAATACGATGACTTTAAAGAACTAAACACACGAATTGAGCAAGAGTTAAATTTAGCTATTTGTGATATTGAGCCTGAATCAAAATTGCAGTTAACAGACATTGAACTTGATATTTTAGACGCTAATAACATACACCAATTTTGGGAAGTGAAAAATAAATTAATAAAAAAGTTATCAATTAAATAAAAATGTTTATATTTGCATACGTTATTAACAATTTAAAACTAAGAAAATGAATAAAGAAGAATTAGAAAAAGTATTAGAACTACATTTAAAGTGGTTAAAATCTGAAGATGGAGGAGTAAGAGCGAACTTAAGCAATGCGAACTTAAGCAATGCGAACTTAAGCAATGCGGACTTAAGATATGCGGACTTAACAAATGCGAACTTAAGCAATGCGAACTTAAGCAATGCGGACTTAAGATATGCGGACTTAACAAATGCGAACTTAAGCAATGCGAACTTAAGCAATGCGGACTTAAGATATGCGGACTTAAGATATGCGGACTTAAGATATGCGGACTTAACAAATGCGGACTTAACAAATGCGAACTTAAGATATGCGAACTTAAGATATGCGGACTTAAGCAATGCGAACTTAAGATATGCGAACTTAAGATATGCGGACTTAAGCAATGCGAACTTAAGCAATGCGGACTTAAGATATGCGGACTTAAGATATGCGGACTTAAGATATGCGGTTAAAGTTCCAATATATTGCAAATGGTCACACGGTATTACACAAGAAAATTTAATACATATTGGTTGCGAGAAAAGAACAATTGAAGAGTGGGATTTGTTTTTTGCAAGTGATGAAGAATTATCTACTAAACGTGGCACACAAGAATTTAAACAAATACAAGCAGTTTACGAAGCATACAAGGCTTATTTAACAATTTTAACTAAATAACTAAAAAAATGAAAAATTTAATTAACATTCAAGCAGAATTAAAATGCCCAAAAGGTTCTTTCAACGCATTTGGAAAGTACAAGTACAGAAGTGCGGAGCAGATACTCGAATCTTTAAAGCCAGTATTATTAAAATACAATTCAGTATTGACAATATCAGATGAAATAGTAGAAATTGGTTCTAAACTATTTTTAAAAGCAAGTGCAGAACTTATATCTTATAATGAAGATGGCAAAGTAGATAGAATTACTATCAATGGTTATGCAGAGATGGGAGAGCATAAAGGTATGTCTTCAGAGCAATGTACTGGTACGGCATCAAGTTACGCACGTAAATACGCTTTAAATGGTTTATTTTTAATTGACGAAACAGAAAGCGACCCAGACTCAAAAGATAATAGTCAACAAGTAAAGAAAGTTAAAACAATCACAGATGAGCGTTTTAACAAAGCAATTGAAGCAATAGGAAAAGGACTTGCAAAGAAAGAAGATTTATTGCAGTTTGAATTAACAGAATCACAAAAATTAACATTTGCAACGCTATGAGTTTATTATTTAGATGTTCGCAGTTAGGCAATTTAATGACAGAATCTCGTAGTAAAAGCGAGGTTTTGTCTGCTACTGCAAAGACGCTTGTCGAAGATATGTTTAGAGAGAAAGAATTAGGTATATACAAAGAATTTAGTTCACGCTACACCGACAAAGGAAATCAAAACGAAGATATAGCTATTGAGTTGGCATCTGAAGTATTGGATTGGAATTGGATTCTAAAAAACGAAGACAAGTTTAAGAATGATTACATTGTAGGCACACCAGACTTAGTAAATGACACTTTATTAGCTGACATAAAATGCTCTTGGAGTGGTGCTACGTTCCCAATGTTTGACAAAGAACTTAAAAACAAATCTTACTATTGGCAGTTACAAGGCTATATGATGTTGACTGGACACAAACAAGCTGAATTGGTTTATTGTCTTACAAATACACCTTTTGACATTGTAGAAAGTGAAGTTCGTAAGGAGCATTGGAAGTTGAATCTAATTGAAGAAGATTTATTGGTTCGTGAAGCGGTTCAAAGTTTACACAATTTCGACCACATACCAAACGAACTACGTGTAAAAAGATTTATAGTTGAATACAACGAAGCGGACATTGAAAAATTAAAGCAAAGAATTGAATTAGCAAGAGCATACTATCAAGAATTATTATTAATTTTAAACAAATAAAAACAAAGTAAAATGAGTACACTTATTAATGCGTCAATTGATGTGACAAAAATCGACAAAAGCAAGTTATACAATGGAAAGTATCTAAACTTGACAATTTCAATCAATGATTCAACCGACCAATATGGTAACAACGTAGGATTAACAGAATCGCAAACAAAAGAAGAACGTGATTTAAAGACTTCTAAGCGTTATATCGGTAATGGCAAAGTAGTTTATACCAATGGAGATGTGAAAGTAGCTGAAAAGCAAGAAAAACAACTTCAAACTGCATCGCAGAAGTTTCAAGATATTGAGTCTGACCTTCCGTTCTAAATTTAGCATCCTTTTCGGTGGGTGGTTAAACCGATATTTTTAAACTAAAAACTAAAAGATTATGAGATACGTTTTATTATTTATATTTTATTTGATAGGAGTTACAATAATTTGGAAAAGATTACATAAAGAAAATACAAGTTATTATTTAGATATTTTTTTACTTGTCTTAATGGTGCATTTAGTTTTTGCATTTTTCGGATTAATAATATTTATATTTTATTATTTTTGGTAATGGAGCAGTACGTTATACTTTATTGGCTATCAAACGGAAAGCCTGACAGAATGATAGTAAGTGCAGAAAGCAAAGCAGAAGCATTGAAAGAAGCGGATAAGCATCCAAGTATTATTTACTATTGTGATACGATGGATAACTGGATTAAGTTTTGCGAAGATAGACGAGGGAACTTTAAATAAAAAACTATGAAAGCATACATTGAAAAATACGGAGTTAAACACTCAATAGAAACAGATTGCGATGATGAGGATGTTTATGAATTTACACGTAACATTTACAACTTGATGTTAACGGCTGGATATTCTAAAGATAACATTATTGAAGGCTTACAAGATATTGTTAACGATAATTAAACAAAAAAAACAATGAACACTAAACAAAGAAAAGACTTAGACTTGACCTTAGCGTTAACTTTACAAATGCAGTCAATACTTCACACATTAGATGAACTATCGCACGAAGTAATATACAAACGTGAATTTAAACAACGATGTGAAAACTTTTATACGTGGGTTGAAAAGATAGTTGAGAATGTAAGCGAACAACTACCAGCAGATTCAGCTCAAAAATGGGTAGATATTGTTAATGAAATTGATAAAATTGTTCAAAAGATTCAATTGTTTGAAGATGAAAAGTAGATAGTATATTGTATATTTGTAAAAGTTCGTGCAGGAACGTGAAAAAATTTAGTTTAGCTCTTATCTGATGGGTCTGCACACCTTGACGATAGGGGCTTTTTTTATAACTTATAATTATGGCAAAAGATAAAAAAGGATTTATTCTTTATGCAGACCAAAAAGAATTGTTTGAGCAATTACCAGATGAAAAAGCAGGACAATTAATTAAATTTATTATGAAGTATGTAAACGATGAGAATCCAAGTACAGATGATTTAATAATTAATTTAGCTTTTACACCAATTAAGCAACAATTGAAACGTGACTTGCAAAAGTTTGAACAAACAAAGGTTAACAGAAGCATAGCAGGTAAAGCAGGAGCAGATAAAAGATGGCAAAATGTAGCAAACGATAGCAAACGCATTTCAACTATAGCAAAAATGGCTGTTAATGATAATGTTAATGTTAATGATAAAGTAATACTTAGTATATCAGAACGCAAAATGAATTTTGCTAACCAATTATCTATTTATAAAAAAGATTATTCTAAAGATATACTAAACGAATTCTATTTGTATTGGACAGAACACGGAGTAAACGATAAAAAAATGAGATTTGAAAAACAAACTTCTTTTGATATATCAAGACGTTTAAACAATTGGTTAAAAAATAGTGCTAAATTTGACACTAAAGAAAGTGTAAATGATGATTATATGAATCACGTAATGAAACAAATAAACTTAAACAAATGATTTTAAATAAAGGAGAAATTTCAGTAGTCAATTTAAAAGTTCGTTGCAGTAAAAACAAAATTCATATAATTAAAGATGTTATTTTTAGTCATCCATACGATCAATTAAAAACTAAATTAATATATGAAGATATAGAAGATAGAAAATCAATTAAAAAAATCAATAAAAAAGAAGATTTAATTATAATTGATATTGATATTATTCAAAAAGTAGGAATGAAACATAAAAGATAAAATTATGAAAACAATAAAATTAGAGTCTAAAATAATAAATGACAAATTTACTGAATATGTATTTGAATCATTTGATATACAAAATAAAGAAAATACAATTGTAGAAATACCAATGAATTTTGGAGAATGTAAAAGATTTGATTGGAATATTGGTGTAATTTATGGTGGTTCAGGAACTGGTAAAACTACTTTGTTAAAAGAATTTGGACAATTAACATCAATCAATTTTGATAAAGACAAAGCATTAATTTCAAATTTTGATTGGTTAGAACCAGATGAAGCTACAATGTTATTAAGTTCAATTGGTTTATCTTCTGTACCAACTTGGTTAAGACCGTTTCATACTTTGTCAAATGGAGAACAATATAGAGCAGAATTAGCTTATAAAATTGGTAAAGCAAAAGAAAATGAAGTTGTATTGATTGATGAATATACAAGCGTTGTTGATAGAGATGTTGCAAAATCAATGTCGTATGCACTTCAAAAATATATTAAGAAATTTAATAAAAAAATAGTTGTTGCGTCTTGTCATTTTGATATTATGGAATGGTTGATGCCAGATTGGACATATTCACCACTTAAAGGGCGTGTTGAAAGACACGAATACGCCAGGCGTGAAAGACCTAAAATTGAACTTTCGATATTTCGATGTAGATATGAAACTTGGAACATATTCAAACAACATCACTATTTAAGTTCTGATTTAAATAAAGCAAGTATTAATTATGTTGTATTAATGAATGATAAACCAATTGGATTTTTAGCTATATTACCATTTCCAGGAGTTGGTGATCCAAAAACAAGAAGATGTTCAAGAATTGTTATTTTACCAGATTATCAAGGATTAGGATTAGGTAAAAAAATTTTAAACTATATATCTTCAATTTATTTCAAAAACGACTATCAAATGTATATTAGAACAATGTCACCATCTTTAGGAATAGCATTGTCAAATGATAAAAATTGGATTGCTACATCTTCAAATTTAAAAATACCAAGTGCTGATAGTTCTGGTAGAAAAATAATAGAAAGAGCAAGTTATTCTTTTAAATATATTGGTGAAAAAACTAATGATTCAACTGATATTATAATGTTTAACGCTGATGCTTGGAAAGAAGTTGCACAAAATCAAATAAGTTTATTCTAATGAGAGAAAATCATCCGCAAATAAAAAACAAGTTTATAAATGAAAACTATTATGGTTCAGATTTAAACAAATTTGTTGCTACATATTGTAAAAAAGAAATGGTTGTTAATAATATTGATTTAATAATTAATGATTATAAAAAAAATGACATTAAAATTGTAGAATCAAAACATTCAAAAGAAAAATTATCTATTGGTCAAGAAATTTTATTGAAAAAATTATCTAAAATTGGAATTAAAACTTTTGTAGTTTATGGAGATGAACCATACAACGATGTTAAAATACATTCTTTTCAGACAGGAAAAACAAAACAAATAAATAGAGAACAATTAATAAAATTTTTAAATAATGAATTATGATTTTAAACAACGGGCATAGTACTCAATACTTAAACGACTATTTAGATGGTAAGATACCAACTGGTTTAAAATTAGGTTGTGACTTAGATGACTTCTTTGTACATAAGCAAGGACAATTGAATGTTTTGTTAGGTCACGACAACGTAGGTAAAACATACTTTTTAGAATGGTATTTTTTAGCTTTAGCAACAAATCACAATTTAAAGTTTTGTTTGTTTATGGATGAGAACTATCAAGGAAAAGTTATGCGTGACTTAATACAGATGTATGCTGGTAAAAAGTTTATGGATTTAACATACAACGAAGTTAGAAGATACGAAACAATTTTAGAAGACTCGTTTAAGTTTGTAGATAATACCAAACGATACACTCCAGACGAATTGTTAAACATCTTTTATAAAGCAGAATGCGATGTTCATTTAATCGACCCGTTCAATGGTTTAAAAACACCAATGAGTTATAGTTCAAACTACGATGTGTTAAACGATTTAAAGCACTTCACAAAGAATGGTAAAACAATCTACATAAATGCTCATCCAAGTTCAGCAAGTGGAAGACGCTCTGCAGTATATCCAGAAAAACACGGATGGAATGGTCACGTTATGCCACCATTAAAGTCAGACATTGAAGGCGGTAAAGCATTCGCAAATAAAGCAGATGATTTTTTAGTAGTTCATAGATTGACACAACATCCAGAATTATGGAACTACACAATGGTTGAAGTCGTAAAGATTAAAGATACAGATACTGGCGGAAAGCCAACACTATTAAACGAACCAATGATGATGGACTACAATTTTGGTTTAGGTTTTAAAGTTCGTGGTAAAGATGTGATAAAAAGATTAACTTTGCCAAGTACAAAAGCAATAGCACCAAATAATTCATTTGATAATTTACCATTTTGAAACAGATAGCAATAATAGAAGCATCAATAACTTTTGAATCGTTAACGCAGTCTTTACAGATTTCAATAGATGATATAAAGAAAAAAAATGCACATCGTACAGATTTAATTGAATCAATGCAGAAGCACTTTGATTTTCTGCAAGACGCACGAAAGACATTTAACATAGTATGCGATGAGAATAGACAATATCAAGCAATAATATTTGATTTACAGCGTCAAATAATGGATTTAGAATATAAGTTAAAACAAAAAGGTGTTGTGATTAATAATTTAATTAGAGGAATATGAGTATTAGAGAAAATGAATTAAGAGTAGGAGTTTACATTTTATATTGTGAAAAAGTTTTTCAAGTAGATGCTGAATGTATTAATATGCATTGGGGTGATGACTTAGACGATGCTTATAGACCAATACCATTAACTAAAGAATGGTTATTAATGTTTGGATTTGAGAAACAAATTGATGACTATTATTATTTTTATGGTTATTATGCTTCGTTTGATGCTGATTTACCTATGTGGTTTGGTCAAGAAGGTTGTTGCCAAAAAGAAACAATAAAAGAAAATATAAAATACGTACACCAATTGCAAAATCTTTGGTTTGCATTAACTGGAGAAGAATTAACAATAGCAGTATGAAAACAGACTACGATAAAAAATGTAAGGAATGTGAAACAATATTCACACCATATCGAACTACGGATAAACTTTGTTACGTATGCACTAAAACACGTCAAGCAATAAAGAACCTTGAAAAGATAAAGAAAGTGCGTAAGAAAGCATTAAAAGATGATTTAATGACATTGCAAGACTGGTTTAAGATTACTCAAACGCATTTTAACAAGTATATTCGTATGCGAGATGCTGGAAATGTATGTATCAGTTGCCAAAAGAAACCAAAAAAAGAAAACGCTGGACACTATTTTTCTGCTGGTACACATACAAACGTACGATTTGATGAGATGAATGTACACTTACAATGTGAACACTGCAATACTTTTTTGAGTGGTTCGCTAATCGAATACGGCATACACTTAGAAAACAAGATAGGAGCGGATGAATTTACTATGTTACGTGAACGTGCATACATTACAAGAAAGTACACAAAAGACGAGTTAAAAGAACTTGCAGAGTATTATAAAAGAAAATGTAAAGAATTATGAGTGCAGTAGATTATTTATTTGAGCAATTATGGGAGTTACCAAAAGACAAGTTAACTTGGTATGCAGTTTTAAAAGAGGCGAAAGCAAAAGAAAAAAAACAGATTGTTAATGCTCACGGAGTAAAAAAAGATTATTCTTATAGCCAAATTGACCCATTATTAATTACTGGAGAAGAATATTACGACAAAAACTTTAACAAAGAATAAACTTATTAACAAAATGTTACGTCTATAATACAATATTTTATATTTGCAAATATGGAAGTACTATTTTTAATTTCTTTTGCGTGGTGGTTTGCTAATTTTGAACCATTACAACGTCAATTTGATAGGTTATTTTTACAGATTGAGGTCAATAAATACACCGATGCGATATATTCCGCAGTTAGTTGTATGAAGTGCTTATCTTTTTGGTTTGCACTTTTTTATTTTCAGGACTTTTTTATGGCTTGTTTTGTTTCATTAATCGGATATACTATTCAACTATGTTTGCAAAAACTGAAATAGAACTAATAGAAAAGCTGCGAGATGCTGACCCAATTATAAAGTCAGCGAAAACAAGTTGCATAAAACTATCTGCTATTCGTATTCGAGTAACTGGAGAGAAAGAAAAAGAATGCTTTTGCAGTCAAGTAAGACGCAGAATTTGGATAAAAGACTTTTACAATTGGTATGATAGCATTACTAAATAACTATATTACCAAAAACTACGATGAAATAAATCGTTACACTCGATATTTTGTCAGTAGGTTAAATTCTCAACTTGACATTGACACGATAATTAACAATGCTTACATCAAAGCAAGTGAATCAAAGTACCAGTACAAAGAAGAACACGAAGCAAAAGCAATGTTTCTACATTTAATTAAGTGTGAATTACTATGGCAGTCAGACTCAAAGAAAGAGATTATAAATTCAGTTGAGAACGAATACATACCAGATTCAATTGATGATTCACTTGAAGACGAAATAAAGTTTAGTGAAAGATTGGAGATATTAGAAAATTACAGAGGGCAAATAACCGATAAAATTAAGCTGATATTCTTTGAAACGTATTACGATAAGCAGATTTCTACTGGTCGCACGATTGCCAAACATTTTGGGATAAGTCACACATCAGCACATTTTATGATTAACGAGATGTTAGAGTCAATAAAACATTTTGAAAAGTACGGACAATATAAATAAAACGATATGAAAGTTAAAGAAGAATACAAAGGACAAACGATAACAATTAACGATGGAATTTTGGGTATGATTAAAATTGATTTAAACACTATTAAACCAATGCAAGAAAGAAGACTTATTGCTTTAGGTTACACGCATTTATTTGAAGACGAAAAGGTCGAAACGCACGAACCAGAATTTAAACCAACTTCACAAGAGGTAATAGATGCAATTACTGAAATTATTGAAGCACCAGTAAAGAAAACAACACGTAAAAAGAAAGTACAATGAGATACTTTATTATACACTATTCACGTTCAATGTACGAAAGAATGCAAAGAATGGTCAATGCAATAGTAGATGAAGACTCACACGTTTGTTTTTACGAATATACATCTGACGAACCGCACGAAGTATTAATCAATATGGTAAGTGAAGACGAATTTCTAAAACATTACAAATGAAACCAAAGTACATAAAGACACCAGAAGCAATGTACCAACTATTCGAGGAGTACAAAGTAAGTCTAACACCAAGAGAAATACAAAAGGCAACACCAAAAGGAGTAGTGTCTGAATTTCATTTACCACCTTTAACAATGTCTGGTTTTAGAACATTTTGCCATAAGAAAGGGTTTACTATAATTCATTATTTTTCAAATACCGATAATTCATATATTGAGTATCGTACAATCTGTACGCATATAGAGGATGAAATCAGAACAGACCAAATCGAGGGCGGTATGGTTGGACAATTCAATCCATCAATTACACAACGACTAAACAACTTAACTGAACGTACAGACGTAACCACACAAGGACAACAAGTGAACGATATTAAAATAACTATTGTGGGTTCAAATGAAGCATCATAATCCAATTTATATGATAGCAGTTGTAGAAGATTATATTTACAAAAGAACTGGCAAACAAGTTACAATTGACAAGAACATAGTAAACGACCCTCAACAACTTTTAAAACTGCATATAGCGTTTCAAACTGCAAATGAATATCAAGGCAACGAAAGTATTTGAAAAGAACTATAAAGCCTTAGAAGACAATTCTATTCGCTTTTTAATTAATCAAGGCGGTTCACGTTCAAGCAAGACTTATTCGCTTTGTCAGTTGTTAATTGTATATTGCTTATCACATAGCAACAAAGTGGTGTCAATAGTTCGTAAAACGTTTCCAGCGTTACGTGCAACCGTGATGCGAGATTTCTTTGAGGTGCTTAAAGACTTAGACTTGTACGAAAAGAGCAACCACAATATGAGTGAGAATATCTACCGATTCGCAAATGGTTCAATTGTAGAGTTCTTTAGTGTTGACGATGAGCAAAAGATACGAGGTCGGAAACGTGATATAGGATGGTGCAATGAAGCGAATGAATTATGGTTTGAGGATTTTCAACAATTGAATATGAGAACGGAATCAAAACTTATATTCGATTACAATCCATCTGAATCCGCTTCTTGGTTGTATGACTTGCCTGAAAGTGAAAGCATCTTAATTAAATCAACATACAAAGACAATCCATTCTTGCCAGAATCAATCAAACGTCAGATTGAAGACTTGCAAAGAACAGACGAAGCGTTGTATCAGATTTACGCACTTGGAGAGAAAGCAGTAAGTAAATTAAATATATACTCGAATTGGACATTTGTAAAACATAGAGAACCACGATTTGTTAATTTTGTTTATGGTTTGGATTTTGGTTACAACCACCCTACGGCATTGGTTAAAGTTTACTATTGCGACAAAGACATCTACATTGAACCAATTATATACGAATCATACTTGACAACCACACAATTAATTGAAAGGTTTGACCAATTAGGAATTGACAAGTACGCTGACATCTTAGCTGATTACTCACGACCAGAAATTATTGCAGAATTACAAACGGCTGGGTACAATGTAGGCAATGCTAATAAGGTAGTTAAAAAAGGAATTGATAATGTTAAGACGTTCGGAGTATTTGCTGAGGACTATCCACCATTGAAAAAAGAATACGATAATTACAAATGGAAGAAAGTCGGAGATATTATAACAGATGAGCCAGTAAAACTATTTGACGATGCTATGGATGCGGTTCGATACGCTACAACTTACATACGAGAGATGTATTATTCAGACGATGCGTATATGGCATTCTAAAACACAATTGAAATTTTAAACAATATAAATAAAAAACAAATAAGATGGGAACAAATTTAATGGGCGAATTGGTCGCTAACAATGGGAGTTATATTTTAAACAACACAACTGCAACAAACAAGACGATTGATGCAATTGTAGTACTTGAAGATACTATCTTTAGTTCTATTCGTGTTGCTGGTTCGGATGTAAAGAGTACGTACTTAGCAGACGCAACAAAAGCAATTAAAGCTGGTGCAATCATCACACCAATTAACGATGTGCAATTTAGCGGAGTGACTTTAACAAGTGGTTCAATCGCTTTAGTATTAGGTTAAGATGTACGGATACGGATATTCGCTTTATAATCGTTTGGCTTTTTTGAGTCAACCATTAGACCCAGAAGCAGAAGCTTTTTTGACTGCCACTGGAATAACTGATTCAACTATAACTACTGCAATAAACACTTTATGTATTGAATTAAAGACTTATAACATTTGGTCAAAGATGAAAGCAATATATCCATTTGTTGGTGGTACTGCTACAACTCATAAATTCAACTTGAAAGACCCAAGAGATTTAGACGCTGCATTTAGATTAGCTTTTTTTGGTGGGTTAACTCATTCAAGTAATGGTGTTTTAGGTAATAATTTTAATGGGTATGCGGATACCTTTATATCTCCATTAGCTAAGTTAAGTTTAAATGATACTTCTGTATCTATATATTCAAGAACAGATGCAACAAATACAAAAGCAGATTTTGGAGTCACACAATTTTCTCCAGTTTCTTCTTTTTATATAGGCTACTTGAAGTTTACTGATAGTAAACAATATTATCTTATGAATTCAGCACCACCTTATGGTATTACAAGCACAACAAATGCAAGTTTAGGTTTATTTACATATAATAGAAAATCTTCAACTACTCAAAATTTATATAAAAATGGTACTGAAATACACACTATGACAAAAAATAGTGTAGCGTTACCAAGTGGTAATTTATATCTACTTGGAGCTAATAGTGGAGAGTTTTCAAATAAGCAATTTGCTTTTACATCTATTGGAGATGGACTAACACCAACAGAAGCATCAAACCTATATTTAGCCGTTCAAAAATTCCAAACTACTTTAAGTAGACAAGTATGAGACTAAACCAAATTACAACCGAAGACTTAAACACCTTAGTAGGTCTATTAAACAAAGAACAAAAAGATTTATTAACTGGACAATTGTATACAGATGATTCTTACTTTAACCCAATTCAAGACGCTGATGATAATTGGATAATCTCAACGGAAGAAATGATAAACTGCACAAACGAAAAGTTTATGTGGGTTAAAGAATTAGAATTGATTGAATACGTACCAAAAGAAGTAACACCGATAGTATAATGGCGATGACTAAGATTGCAGAAGTTTACGACTTCGCACCAGCGTATAACCCTTTGATGTTTATATACAACTCAACGAATAAAAACAAGTTGGGTTTTAAATATATCTTTCAAGTGTATGCAAGTGGCACGGCTACAAAAATAGGAGAGTATAAAGTTCTACCAAGATTCAGCGATGGATACGGACAAATAGACTTATCTAAACTTCTGCAATCAAAAGTCACATTCAATATTAACGTAACAAATCCAAGCGACTGCTATTATAACTACGATGTCAAAATTGGAGAGGAATATATTCAAGGGGTTGCTTATTCAAGTTCATTAACTAACAATGCTGGCTTTGTAAAGATTACAAGTGCGACACATACGTTTGTTGTAGGCGACCAAGTAAGTATCAAGCAAGCTGATGATGGTTTGGCAAATCCACTTATTGAGGGCTTATTCGTTGTCAAGTCGGTGCAGTCTTCAACTCAGTTTACTATTAGTGCTTTATGGTCAAACGTAAACAACGCAACAATAGATGGAAACGTTTACTTTGCAGACAATAGAAAGACTCAAACTTTAGCCATAATTACAGAATCTGATAAGTATGTGTTTAATGGGGTTCGTTCGTGGGTAGATTACACTACATACAATGAAAATCAATACTTAATTGATACTTTTAGTAATACAAAATTATTTGTAACAGACTTACCAACTACTGGATTTTCAATTACACCGACACAAAACTTGTGGTTAAACGTAGCAAACAACTTTGAAACGTCAGATTTGTATTGTGTTATTTACACCAATACAGGACAATTCAGATATAGCATAACAAATGCAAATATAATGACTCAGGTATGCATTGGAGTAGATGGAAACCCTGATATTATAGATGCTGGTGCTTTGCCTATGGTTGACGAAAATACTACTTCAATTTCTTTTCAATTGGTTAACGATGGCTTTGATGAGTTCTCGCAATATTATAATATTGATATAGACCAACGATGCAGAATAAACGAGTACGATGTTTATTTTATGGACAGAATGGGAAGCATTGCATCATTTGGTTTTAGTCTTAAATCATACGAGAATGGAACTATCGCACGTCAAACATACAACAAAGTAAATGAGGGTTTTGTAAGTTCCCAAATGTGGAACTATGCAACAACTGAATTTGGACAAACGGCATACTCAATTCAATTAGACAAGACTTTTGAATTAAACACCGATTGGATGAGTGAAGAAAGTAATGTGTACTTTGAGCAATTACTTACTTCTCCTTTGACGTTTGTAAAGTTTGGGGATGAATACATTTCGTGTCAGGTAACAGATTCATCTTTTGAGGTTAATAGAAGACGTAACAAAAACTTGATTCGTAAAACAATCACAATTAAATTAGCAAACCAAAACACAATAAATGTTTAACGTACAGATTCAATTAGAAAGTGGTTATTTAGATGTAAAAGAGGGAACTGCTTTTCCTTTGAATTTTGGAGTTGCAGATATTCGAGATGTGTCAAAACGAAGCGGTGCGTTTTCAAAGTCTATAATTTTAAGTGGCACAAAGAACAATCATAATCTTTTAAATCACTATTACGATGTTAATATTCAAACTGGAAACTTTAACATAGACACATTAACAAGATGTAGCATCATTCAGAATGGAATACCTATTTTGGAAAATGCAGTATTACAATTGTTATCTGTAAACAAAAAGCAAGAAACGGCTAACTATGAAGATTCTATTGAATATGAAGTATTAGTAAAAGACGATGCATCAGATTTCTTTGTTAAGTTAGATAATAGCGAGTTAACAGATTTAGACTTTAGCGACTTAGACCACGTTATTAGTTCGGCTAACATTGTAGATAGCTGGTCGCACGATGTAAACGATGGTTACAAATATTTATTAGGCTACCAGAATACAAATACATACACAATCAAAGAAGCAAAGCCAGCAATATATGCAAAGACTTACTTCGATAAGATATTTTCATCACAAGGATTCTCTTACAATTGGGATTCTTTAGAAGTTGATAGGTTTGACAAGTTACTTATTCCATTTGTTGGAGATGTAAAAAGGGATATTTATAATAATTATTTAGTAGAGGCAACGGCAACAAAATCATTTAGTACTTTATTCAATACCCCAGCAAGTACATTTGTTACAAATTACACTGAGTTAGTAGATGAATTAAACTTATTTAATCCAACGACCGGAACATACGACACACCATTTACATTAAGTACTGGAGATGCTTATAATTTCCAAGTGGATATTGACTACTCAATTAACTTACTTAATTCAAGTGGTGCAATTGCATACTTAATTGATAATTGGCTTATTCTTAGTGGTACTGCCAATTTTTCAGCAATGTATATTCGACCATTTATAGCTATATATAAAAATGGTGCGGAGATTTCAGTAACTTATTCAGACCCTATTAGTGTGCCTTTAACATTAAGTTCTGCACCAAGTACAAATATAGATAACAAACTTAAAAGTTTTAACATACCAGTTTCTGGAATTGTTGCTGGAGATGATTTGAGAGTTGCAATAGGGATTCACATATCAATAGCACCTAATGCCAATTTCAGTCCTAATGCTATGAATTGGAGAAGTGCAAATAGTTCTCCTTGGGGTTCTGCGGTTTTTATCAATTCTCAAATGGTAGCCAATTCAGTTAAAATAAAAGTACTACCATCTTCAACAACGGTAATAAGTGGAGCAAATATTAGTTTAGGTGGATTCATTCCTGCAAAGATAAAGCAAAAGGATTTCTTAAAGTCTATTTTTCAAATGTACAATTTGTATATAGAATCAGACAAAAACAATCCAAACATATTGAATTTAACAACACGTGATAATTTTGTTGATAGTGGAACGGAGAAAGATTGGACTTACAAACTCGCAAAAGATAGCGAGCAAACATTGCAATTTTTACCTGAATTGACTGGTAAGAAAATACAACTTACATACAAACAAGATTCAGATGAAGCGAATAAAAAATACTTTGACACAACACGTGAAGTATTTGGACAAATAGAGTTCACATTCGATAACGAATATATCAAAGGAGTTGACAAAAAAGAATTAATCTTTAGTCCAACGCCATTATTACAAACTCCATTCAATGCTTACGTTCCATCGTTTAGCTTTGCAGAACCTAAAGTTAATTTGAGAATTTTGTACGATGGTGGATTGAAAGCGTGCAACACGTTTAAGTTATACGATTTTGGAACTACTGGACAAAACAACTTAACTTCATATCCGTATGCTGGACATTGGGATGACCCATTAAATCCAAGTTTTGATATTAACTTTGGTTTGTGTGATTTCTACTATTATACTGGCTTTCAAATTACAAACAACAATTTATATAACCAATATTGGAGACGCACAATATCACAAATTAATAGCGGTAAAATGTTAATCGCTTACTTTGATTTGGATGAGTTGGATATTCAGACATTAAAACTTAACGACAAAATACGAATTGACAATAGTTGGTGGACTATAAATAAAATAATTGATTATTCAGTTAACCAAAAGTTACTTACCAAAGTAGAGTTGATGAGTATTGATACTGATATTGATTTGGTAGCGTTTAAAACGAGTACACCAAAGATGGTTACGCAGTCAGAAAATAAGTCAATCTTTCAAGCAATTAGCGAAGCAGTAAATAATAACATTAATGCAATAGACTCATCTTCACAAGCTATTGTAATGGGTAGCGGTAACGTAATTGGAAGCGGTTTAAAAGGAATGTGGATAGGCGACAACTTAACACCAACAGACGATGGTATAATTGTGCCAAGTGTGAAAGCATCAAACGCAGAATTTGGAGTTGTTAGATTGGCAAATATTCCAGTATTCCAAAATGAAAGAGAAGCAATAGATTCAGGTCTTACTGCTGGGGATATGTATGTTCACTCAAATGGAACGTTAAACATAGTAACTCTATAAAACGAAATTTAAAAGACTGACAATATAGTTATGGCAGAAAGCATTGAGATACCAATTAAGCTAAACGGATTAGCACAAATTAAAAGCGAGTTAAGAGAACTTAAAGGGGAGTTAGCAAATGCTACCGACCCAGAACAGATGCAACAACTTGCTGAACGTGCTGGTCAACTATCTGACAAGTTAAAAGATGCAAATGAGAACGTTAAGAATTTTGCTACTGGTTCGAAGTTTGAATCAATAGGTAATCAATTCAGCTCATTAAAAGATTCTTTGTTTAGTTTAGACTTTGAGGAAGCATCCGACAAGGCAAAAGTATTCGGAAAATCTTTAACAGGTTTAAAACCATCTGACGTTGGAGCGTCAATAAAAGGGTTAATTAGCACGGTTGGTTCTTTAGGTAAAGCATTCGTTACGTTTGGACTTCAACTATTAGCAAATCCAATTTTCTTATTAGTCGCTGCGATTATTGCTATCGTTGTTGCAATTGGTTTGTTCTTAAATAAATTGGGTTTAATTAAGCCTATATTTGATGCAATAGGTAAGGCGATAGGGTTTGTTATTCAAAAGTTGAAAGATTTTGCGGATTGGTTAGGGCTTACAAACTTTGCAGAGGAAGACAAAGCAAAGAAATCTATTCAAACAAACAAAAAGATTGCAGATTCTTACAAAGATAAAGGCGACAGAATCGTAAAAACATACGACAGACAGATTGAGATTGCAAAAATTGAAGGAAAGGACACAACTCAATTAGAAATAGCCAAACAAAAAGCTATTATACAAACGGCTCAATTAAGACAAAAAGCATTACAACAACAACTTAAAGACAATGCGGTTAGTAATAGTTTGGACAAAGACCAGATTCAAAAGATTAAAGATGGTTTGGCAGAAACTAAAACTTTGATTGACGAAAGTACATACAATGTAAAGAAGATTAAAACTCAATCGGTAGCAGACGATAAGAAAGCAAACGAGGAAAGCGTAAAAAATAACCAAGAAGCAAACAATAAGAAAAAAGAGCAACAAAAAGAATACGCTAAAACTCGTATTGAAACGGCAAGGCAAATAGAAGACACCAACATCGCATTGATGGATGAGGGTATTGCAAAAGAATTAAAAGCAAATGACGTAAAGTATAATCGACTAATTGAAGATAATGCTAAAAACTCAAAGTTAACATCAGAAGAAAAAAAGATAATTGACGCTCAACTTAAAGAACAAGAATTTAACGAAGCTAAAGCAATCAATGCAAAGTATGACGAGGAATTAAAGCAAGCATTAATACTTTCAGAAAAGGCAAAGACAGATGAAAAAATAAAATTAGAAGGAGAGGAAAAAACGCGTCTTGATGAAGTAGTTAAATTAAAAGCTGAAACTGGTAAAACTGAAGAAGAGTTAGAAATTCAAAAGATACGTGAAAGCTACGCAGCTAAAAGATTAATTGCTGGGGAAGATAGTGCTTTGCTTCAAGCGTTGAATGACGAGGAAAAAAATAAACTTGCAGAAACAAACGACAAGTATAGAAAGAAAGAAGAGGAAGAAGATAAAAGACTAAATGCTTTAAAAGTTGAAGCGGTTCAAAGTGGTTTGCAAACGATTGGTAACTTAGCGGAAGCATTTGCTGGAAAATCTAAAGCACAACAAAAGAAAGCGTTCCAAGTTCAAAAGGCTGCAAGTATTGCAAGTGCTACAATTGACACTTATAAAAGTGCAACTTCTGCTTATGTATCTGCTGGTAATCCAATACTTGGGGCGGTTATGGCTGCGATTGCGGTGGCTGCTGGTTTGATTAATATTAAAAAGATTTCATCTACAACATTCGAGGGTGGAGCGGGTGCGTCTGGTGGTGGTGGTTCTTCTGCTCCTGCATCTATTCCATCAATGAATCCACAAACTCAAATGTTTGCATCTGGCAA